TTACGACCAATTAAAATCCACGGATTCAGGCACACGCACGCCAGTCTTTGCTTTGATGCTGGAATGACCTTGAAACAAGTCCAGTATAGGCTCGGTCACTCAGACCTTAAAACGACTATGAACGTATACACACACATAACCAAGCAAGCAAAGGACGACATCGGAGAACGCTTTGCGAATTATATTGATTTCTAGGATACGACAAAACGTTGTATCCTTTGTTGTATCCTTTTTTTAAAAAAGAATGCTAAATAATAAAAAAGATAAAAATAAAAACGCTGATTTATCAACGTTTTAGAAAGGTTTGCGAAAGAATGCAAAATATCAATGGAGCCGGTGGGAGTCGAACCCACGTCCAAACACCTGCCAACATATTTGTCTACAACCATAGGTTATGTATTGTTTTAACAGTCCCTCGACACATAACTCAAGCCTAGGAACTGCGAGTCTATTAATCTCTTATCAAACCACTAGACAAGGCTTGATCGTATCTCGCTAATCATAAGACCTGTCATTGAACACGAGCAATCCAAATCANAATGGAGCCGGTGGGAGTTATAAAAACCTTATTAGACCGGCTTATAAAAGGATTGTTGTATCCTTTAGTGTATCCCTATTAGCTATTTACTAATTTTATTTTTAAGTTATTATACCATGAGAGCCATTTTCAGACAAATAAAAACCGTGATTATCTCACGGCCTTATGTCTTGTCCGATTCCATCTCATACATCCTCACCGAATGCAGCACGAGATCACGATACTTCCAAGTTGATACCAGGTACTCAATCACTTCCTGGTCCTCTATCTTGCATTCCATGAATAATAACAGCTTGACCCTGTATTCATTCTTTAAAATTGGCACCTGGTAAGTCACGTCTACCCAATGCTCAAAACCTAATTCTGTCTGCTCTATACTTGCAATTTTAATCTTCAAAATGTTCATTTTTTCTTCCTTCTACTTATCTATTCGTATAAAAAAGAAAAAACAGTGAAAAAATCACTGTTTTTCTTTATATCCATATTCAATTTCAGCTTTGCGTCTGATATCTGCTGCTTCTTTCAAGTCTACACTACTACCCAAGTATTTTGTTTTTTTGTCAACATTGATATAAGCAACATATCTCTTTTTACGTTTGTTGTAGTAGACACCACGAACTCCAGTCGTACTTTTTGCGGTTGGTCTATTTGTTTTTAATGATTCAGGGTCTCGAATTTCAGCCATTCGCTCTTTTGTACTGCAATTGTGCTTGCATCCGCAACTAGAATATCGCTCAATCTGATTGCTTTGTAATTCGATGTGATTCCCGCAATGCTTGCAAATGCAATTCCAGTAAACACGTTGATTTTTCGAGTACGCTCTATCAATAATTTTGAAATTATCTGTTTCAGTATTCGTCAAATCCTTGAAACGTTCATGCTTCTTCTCTTTGTTCAAGCAACCACAAGAGGTTGTTGAGCCATTTTTTAAATGGTCAGCACGAACGAAAGTAACTCGTCCGCATTCACAAAGGCAATGCCAAAGAATTCTTCCTCGTCCAGTTCTTTTACCAACGTCGCCAAGAACAGTCAGACGGCCGTATTTATTCCCTGTCAAATCAAGCTTCATTTTTTGTCAATCCATCTTTGAATTTTTTCAGCAGTATCAATTGTAAAATTTTTAAACTCACGTTCTCCTTTTCGCAGCCTGGTAACTGCTGAACGCGAAATCCCTAACTCTTTTTCAAAGAGGTTGGCAGGGATGGTCTCATCCATCAAGACCATCTCTACCTTTTTCGTATCAATTTTCATCTAGTTACCTCTTAGTCGTTGATGTATGCTACTAAAGCATAGTCTTCAAGCCATTGAGCGACTGAACCACTTGCTGCCAAAGCGTGAAATACTCTTCCTGTATCTTCACCTTTGTTTAATTCAAAGAATTTGATACGATCTTGATTGTTTGCATTAGCAAGTTCAGCAAGTACATTCGCTGCTTCTTTATCGATTGGATATTCCTTGATGATATCGAATGCGAATTGTTGAAGTTCTTGAAGTTGTTCTTTGTATGTGTTCATTTTGTTTTACCGTGAGAGCTCTTCGCTCTCCCTTTCTTTATCTTGATTATATTATAGCACATTCGTTGACTTATGTCAACATTAAACACAAAAAAATTAAAGATTTTTTATTTTAGAAAGTACTTTCAGAGCAAACAAAAAACCGCAAGCATAAGCCTGCGGTTACAATTAGAACAATATTTTAGAAAATTTCCTTTCTATTTTATTTTTCTTCTTTTGGTTTATCGACGACAGTGATAAGCCCGTCTGGTTCAGTTTTGAATGCTGGATCTGTGTGAAGTTCACCGTTAGCTTTCAAATAATACCAGCCGTCGCCTGATTTTACGAATTGTTTAGATAGCATATAGCCGTCTTTTTCTTCCATGAAATACCAGGTTTCACGATATTTAACCCAACCAGTGGCCATACGACCGTCTGACTTGAAGAAATACCAGCGATTATTAAGGAACATCCACCCTGTAACCATTGCCCCACGCTTATCAAGATAGAACCAATCTTTTCCATCATTGAACCATCGATTTATTAGGCAATAACCACGATCATCAAAGTAGAACCATTCGTTGTTGATTTGCTTCCATGAGTTTGTAGGATAAGAACCATCTGACTCCTCCCACCACCATCCTGTGCCATTACGTTTCCAGCCAGCTTCAGATAGACCGCCTTCGATGTCTTTCTTGAACTGCTCACGGCTGATGCCCCATTTAGCCAAATAAGGATAAGGGTCAACATGGTCAGAGTAGTTTCGAGGTTGATTATATGTGCAGTATTGATGTGTCTTGATACCTGCTAGACTGTCAGAGTCCAGTGTTTTAGGGATACCTGCTTCATCAGCAAGGTTCCGCAAAAGCTCAACATAGAGCTTATAATCACGCATGAACTCTTCCTTGGTTTCATGACTTTCAATAAGCTCAACTTGGCCGTATCCTTCAACGTTCCAGCCACCTCCTACATCGTAGGCCCCCATGTCTGTATACCAGGTCTGCATCACACGGCCGTTACCGACGACATGTGAGAAGAATCCTGAATCAACAGGACGGCGCATGTGGTAGTCTGCTTCATTTTGGGCTGTTGAGTTGGGGTTACCCGTTGAATGAGCGTGAATCTGACGATAGGGTTGCTCTCCAACTTGCGGTAAGTCAGTTCTTAGTCTACTTGTATCAATATCCAT